GAAGAACTTTATGTTAGACAAGGTGAGTTTGCAAATTGTGAAACTGATGATTGTGTTGCGTATTATGTTCAAAACTCACCAAACGAAGAAAAAATTATATACTCATCTGATAGAGATTTAGCACAACTTGTAAATGAAAAAACACAACTGTTTAATCCATCTCACGGAAAATTATACAAGAAACTAGACAAAATTGAGTATGACCACGAGAGTATCTTAATCGAAAATGTTTTATTGGTTAAGATGCTTTGTGGTGACCCCTCCGACAATATATCAGGAATAAAAAATATGGGAATCAAAAGACTCATTAGTTTATTTCCTGAGATAAAAGAAACACCTCTCACGTTAGAACAAATTAGAGAAAAGGGAAACCTTTTATTTGAACAGGACAAAGATAATTGGCTTGTTAGGAATCTATTGACTGGTGTCACCAAACACGGTGTGTTCGGAGAGGAGTTTTTCCAAGTAAATAATATGATTGTTAACCTACAAGAACCATTTTTAAGTGATGAGGCTAAAACAGTCATAAACGACTTAATAAATGAAAACTTGGACACAGAAGGTCGTTCTTATAAAAATACTATGAAAATGATGACGGAGGATGGAGTATCACTCCTCTTACCGAAATCGGACGACCAATGGGTAAAATTTTTAGACCCATTTATGAGATTAACAAGAAAAGAAAAAAATAAGCACATCTTTAAATTTAAAAAAAAATAGAAAAATGAACAATCAAGACGTAACTAAATTTGAGTTCCTTTTAACCCTTGAAGGTAACTTTATCATTCAGAGATTCTTTAACGTTAAGGGATATAACCCAAGAGCAAGACGTTCTATGGATTTACACTACACCGTAAAAAATATTTGTGACGAAATTGCGGAAGATTTGAAAATAAAAAGTTCTGATTATATGTGTGAAAATCAAAATTATTTCCTATCTAACGAGAATGTGGAAGATAACGAACCACAAAAAGAAGAGCACTTTTTATTGGAAGTTAAGTTAAATGACGATGTATTTATTTCAAGAATCTTTCCGGCTCACGTCTATCATCCAAAGGCAAGATACGCCGTTGATATTAGACCAAAAGTTAGGAAAATTTTGTCAGAGTTAACTGATGTTTTGTCAGACTACGAACTCGAAACAACTTACTTACAGTATGAACTTTAATAAAAGAATTTTTAATATATAAACATATACATCAAATGAGTGAAAAGAATTTTGGGCAATTAGGACCGACATTTCAAAAATCGTTAATCAAAGTAATAATCGAAGACAAGAAGTTTGCGGTAACTATCATTGATGTAATTGAAAGTAAGTATTTTGACGGACCATATTTCAGGTACATTATCGAGAATGTAAAAGAAATGTATTCAAAGTATGGTGAAATTCCTTCATATGACACTGTTGGTCAGAAAATTATGAGTGAAAATACGAAAGACACTACTACGTCTATTCACATTGACACCTTAAAAAATATTAGAGACCACGAGTTAACTGACGAAGGATGGATTAAAGACACTGCAATGAATTTCTGTAAACAACAAGTCCTTAAAAAAGAACTTAAGTTGGTAGAAAAAATCATTGAGAATGGTGACTTCGAAGAATATAGAAAAATTGAAAAAATAATTCAAAATGCATTACAAGTAGGTGCATCATCTGATGATATTAGAGATGTATTTGAGAACATCGCAGGAGCGTTAGAAAAAGATTCTAGACTACCGGTACCATTAGGTGTTACAGGTTTGGATAACTTGTTAAAAGGTGGTTTGGGTGTTGGTGAATTAGGTGTTATCTTAGCACCAACAGGTACAGGTAAAACTACGTTCTTGACTAAAATTGCGAACACCGCATATAACCAAGGAAAGAATGTTTTACAAATCTTTTTTGAAGATAACGTAACTAACATCTTAAGAAAACATTACACAATTTGGACAGGTATCGCACCCGATGACCAAATTGAAAGAAAGGAAGAAGTTATTGAACTTGTCAAACAAAAAGAATCTGAGTCAACGGGAAAGATTAAATTACTAAAAATGCCAAGTGACTCTGTTACTATTTCTGAAATTAAATCAAAATTAAGAAAACTTCATTCTGAAGGTTTTAGTGTGGACGTTTTAGTAATTGATTACATTGATTGTATTTCACCCGAAAAATCAAATTTCGGTGAAGAATGGAAAGGTGAGGGTAATGTAATGAGAAGTTTAGAAGCAATGACTTCAGAATTTAATCTTGTTATTTGGACAGCAACACAAGGTAACCGTGAATCAATTTCTTCCGAAGTTGTAACAACAGACCAAATGGGAGGTTCAATTAAGAAGGCGCAAATCGGACACGTTGTTGTTTCAATTGCAAAAACACTTGAACAAAAAGAACATAATTTAGCAACAATTACACTATTGAAATCACGTATTGGTAGAGATGGTGTTATATTCCAAAACTGTAAGTTTAATAACGAATATCTCGATATTGATACCGACAGTCAAAATACTCTTTTAGGTTTTGAAGAACAGAAGACACAAGAAAGAGCCAACAGGGCGGCAGAAGTATTCAAAAAGTCACAAGAAAAAAAGGGTATCACATTAACAAACCAATAAATAAAAATTAAATACTATGACCGAGAAGATTTTATCAGAAAATCCCGGACGTTTCGTCCTTTTCCCTATCGAACATCACGACCTGTGGAAATTATATAAACAACAACAAGCCTGTTTTTGGACCGCAGAAGAAATTGATTTAGCTCAAGATATTTCTGATTGGGAAAACAAGTTAAATAATGATGAACAACACTTCATTAAACACGTATTAGCTTTCTTTGCTGCCTCAGATGGTATCGTAAATGAAAATTTAGCAATGAACTTTGTTAATGAAGTTCAATATACAGAAGCTAAATTTTTCTACGGATTTCAAATTATGATGGAGAATATTCATAGTGAAACATATTCATTATTAATTGACACCTATATCAAAGATAGAGAAGAACAAAATATACTTTTCAACGCAATTGAAACTGTTCCGGCAATTAAAAAGAAGGCCGAATGGGCAATTAAGTGGATTAACTCGGAATCCTTTGTTGAACGTCTTGTTGCTTTTGCGGCAGTGGAAGGTATTTTCTTTTCAGGTTCATTCTGTTCAATTTTCTGGTTAAAGAAACGTGGTTTAATGCCAGGTCTAACCTTCTCAAACGAATTAATTTCTCGTGACGAAGGAATGCACTGTGATTATGCTTGTCATTTGTATAACAACCACATTGAAAACAAACTTAGTGAAACTAAAATAAAAGAGATTATTTGTGGAGCATTAGAAATTGAAAAGGAATTTATTACCGAAGCATTACCTGTTAGGTTAATCGGTATGAACTCAGATTTAATGCGTCAATACCTTGAATTCGTAACGGATAGATTATTAGTATCATTAGGTTGTTCAAAAGTTTACAATTCAACTAACCCATTTGATTTTATGGAAAACATCGCAATTCAAGGAAAAACAAATTTCTTTGAGAAAAGAGTTGCAGAATATCAAAAAGCGGGTGTACATAATAAATCTGAAGAAGAACTGTCAAGTGCATTTTCAGATATGGATTTCTAAAATTAAAATTTTTTTGGTAAAATGAAAGTAAAGAAGAGAAACGGTGAATTAGAAGAGATGAGGTATGATAAAATCACTAAACGTATTAGTGCTTACACAAGGAATTTATGATGGGATATCAACAATAGAATTAGATAGATTAGCGGCTGAAACTGCGGCGTCAATGACTACAACTCATCCTGATTATGCAAAATTAGCAGGTAGGATTGCGGTATCTAATTTACACAAATCAACACCAAGAAAATTCTCACAATGTATTAAGGAATTATATTCTTTTATTGAACCAAAAACAGGTAAAGAATCTACTTTAATTTCTGACGAAGTATACGAGTTCGTAATGGAAAATAAAGAAGTTATCGATGGAGCCATTGATATGAATAGAGATATGGATTTCGATTATTTCGGGTTCAAGACTTTAGAACGTTCATATCTATTAAAAATTGGTAATAGAATTGTGGAAAGACCACAATATATGTATATGAGAGTTGCCGTGGGTATTTGTAAAGGAGATGTAGAAATGGCTTTGAGAATCTATGATGATTTATCACAACACTTTTACACACACGCTACCCCTACATTATTCAATGCGGGAACACGTAGAGCGCAAATGTCATCTTGTTTCTTAATTGGAAATAAAGGTGATGACATCGATGGATTGTTTGACACAATTAAAGACGTTGCAAAGATTTCTAAGTGGGCTGGCGGTATTGGATTACACGTACACGATGTTCGTGCTAAAGGTTCTTATATTAAAGGAACAGGTGGAGAATCTGATGGTTTAATTCCAATGATGAAAACATATAACGAAGTTGCTCGTTGGATTAACCAAGGCGGTAAACGTAAAGGTTCGTTTGCAATTTATTTAGAACCTTGGCACTCAGATGTATTT